CAGGATCGGAAACCGTCCACACGTCCCCGTTGGGCAGCAGCAGGCGGTTCTCCCAGGTGAAGGTCTTCTCCCAGAACTCCTGCCGGTAGGCCTTCTTGTGTCTGGCGTTGGGGACGGACTGCGAGTCAGCGCGGGGCTGCAGGAGGGTGCGGTAGTTCTCGAAGCGGGCGGTCTGGAAGCCCTGAGTGAAGAACCCAGGCACGTCTGCTTTGATCTCGTCCTTGAGGTCTGGGAACTCTTTCTCGAGGTGCTCAACGAGCATGGGTGGGTATTTGGCCATCCAAGACACGTTCCGCAGCTGCACGGAGTCGCCGTCGTCCGCCCAGGCGAAGTGCATGGGGTCCAACGCTTTGGAGACCACCATGCCCTGTCCGCCCTCCTCGTCGGCAGCGAACCCCACTTCCTCGATCCCCAGGCCCACGGTGTACATGTGCATCATGCACTTCCGGCGGACCTCGAGCACGGAGTCGTATTCCTGCCCCGTCCAGTCATCTGACCAGCGCAGGAGATCCTTCCAGACAGAGGAAATCTGCCAGTCCTCTGGGCCCCGGCCCTGCGTTTCGATGATGGGATCGGCCTCAATCAGCCGGGCGACCAGATTCTCGATGTCGCGCCGGATGACGTTGTGCGTCAGCCGGAGCTGGTTGCGCCCCTGGTCGAGGTTGACGTCGTCCCACTGCCGGGAGTGCATGTAGCGGCGGGACTTCTGGCCAATACGCCCCCACTCCGCCATCTCATGGACGGCGTCGTGGAGCATCTGGGAATACTCTTTTGGGTCTTTGGCCATCTACCGGCGCCTCTTTGCTGCACTGCGGGCTGAACTGCGCTTATTCTTCCGGGGGCCAGCTCGCTTGCCGCTGCCCCGTCGCTGTGATTTGCGCTTCTCTACGTCCCGCTCTCGCGTCTGGGCATCGACGCCCAGATACCGCTGATCGTCAGTAGCATCAAGGGACGGGCGCTGCTCTGGGGGATCCCCCAGAGCGATGCGGCGAACTTGGTCCGCGCCGGAGATGTAGCCATACTTCTCCCGTAGGCCAGAGCGGATCTTCTTCTGGGCATTCTTTAGCTTCCTCGCTGTGTATCGCTTTGCCATCAGCTCTTCCGTCCGGTCCTCGTCGAGCTGCGGCAGGCTGAACTGCGCTTCTTTTTTCGGGGGCCAGCTCGCTTGCCGCTGCCTCGTCGCTGTGATTTGCGCTTCTCTACGTCCCGCTCTCGCGTCTGAGAATCGACCCCCAGGTACCGCTGGTCGTCGGTGGCATCAAGGTTTTTCTCGCGAGGCATCAGCTTCTCTCCAAGAAGTAGGCGGTGGACGGAGCGTTGACGGGCGCCCCGTCCACCTGAGACCATGGCCGCTATGTTGCCATGGTCTATACACAAAAAAGAGCGACCTCGACGGGCCAGAGCTCGACCCGTCAAAATCGCTCATTCCTAAATCCGGCACCTCCATAGCAGAGGTGCGATGTCTCTATGAGAGAATCTTCGTGGGGATCCTCTCGAATGTCAAGCGTATCTGGTTACTGCACTACGACTTCTGCCCTTCTGTCGGCCTTGAGGCCGGCGCCGGTTGTCTTGTCCGCGCCAAAGGACAGCGTGATGATCTGCTCCTCATTCACCCCGGAGCGCACCAGATAGTCGCGTACAGCTGCAGCGCGGCGGCTGGCCAGCAGGGCGTTGGTGATCCGCGATCCCCGCCGGTCAGCGTGGCCTGTGACGTGAACGTAAAGGTCAGGGTTGTCCATCAGGAACTCGGCCTGCTCGTTAAGGGCAGGGATCTGATCGTACCGGATGTTGTGCTGGCTGGTGTAGAAGAAGACAGGGCCCCAGCGCCAGGAAGGGCCCTCGTCCATCGTGGTCGTGAACGGCGAGGTGGTCGTCGCGGCTCCGACATATTCTGTGGGGGGCTCGTAGTGGACCGCCGGCTGGGCCACTTCCTTGGTGGATCCGCAGCCCGCGACCAGGGCGAAGACAATGCCGCCGAAGATGAGGATGGCCATGCCGACAATACCACCGAAGAACAGCTGCTGCAGCCTATGGATCCTCATATCAGATCCTCCATGTGCGCTGGTCTGGGCAATTCATCGGCCTCGATCATGCGCTTGTATTCAGCGTGGATTTTGGGGAGAGAACAGGCAAACCACCTACAGATCGCTTCGCGCCACTTGAACCAGAACTCCGGTCTCTCATGCGATTCCATGTGGTGCTCATGGCAAAACGGAATGAGAAAGTAGTCCGAACCGCCAGCACCGCGTGAGCGCAGATGCGCTCGGTCTGGCGTCCTACCACAAACCAGACAGCCTTCCCCGCACCAGAGGGGGTTCTGGACAATCCAGTGATAGAACGCTTCATCGACGATCCTCATTTGCTACAGCTTCCAGCCGATACCGATCTCCGTCGACTGCTTCAGCTGCCAGTCATCGCTACTTCGCTCATCGCGAAACGCGGCCAGCTCCGCCCTCAATACGATCAGCTTCGTAAGCTGGAAGCGCAGCGCCGTGTCTGTTCGTATCACCCAGGTGCGCCCGGAGGTCTTGAAGAACTTGACCTTGGAGTCCATCTGGGCCGTATCAGAGATCTTGTAGTCCAGCTCCGTTACGGATTCAAACCCGAAGTCCGTCGACATGCTGCTGCCGCCAGAGTAGTTGTTGAAGTCCCTGGTCAGCACATGCCTGAACGAGGCGCCAGCGCGTGTCTCCACCTCCGCAATGCCGAAGGTCAGACCCTTTCCAACGCCCGCGGCCTCGTTCAAATAAGCAGGATCCCACAGGTCTGATATCCTACGCTGTGGCGCATATCGGTGTCCTGCAGTGAGTTGTGTCCGCAGCCCGGCTGACACATACGGCTTGACCCAGCTGTCGGTGTTGATCAGGTAGGTTGTGGCCACCTTGAATAGATCGTCTGTCTTGCGCGGATCTCGAGACCCCTGTTGCGTCTGGCCGTAGTCGAGTCCATAGCGCCATGTCCATGTGTGGCCGGGGGTCTTCTCGATGCTGATGCCGGTGATGTCGAACTCCCATGAGAACGAGTCCTCTCCGCCCCTCGACCAGTCCTTCATTTTGACCTGACTGCCTGTCAGGTCCGTAGTGAGCTTGTGCGACCAGTCTGCCTGGGCCGCTACCGTCAGTGCAAGTATAAGCAGGACAACGCGCTTCATCGTTTTCGCTCCCAAGCCATCGACGATCCCATGAGAGAGGACACGGAACTGTCGGCTTCAAATACGAATGTGTCACCATTTGCCGGAATGGTCAACCTCCAGAGCCTCCGGGTGTCCCCCGGATCGGCGCCTGTGGCCGTCGTGAGTAGTTCTCGTATGTCCAACGGAGAGAACTTGATACCGTAGGGGATTTGGTCCAGCTGGTGTGCCATGAAGACCGGGTCTCTCCGCGATCTGTGCATGACGGTGGCCTTTTTGTAGCCCTCCCATCCGCGGAATCCCAACCCTACGAGGATCAGGGCCAGCACCGCGAGGGCTCCCCACTTCATGTGGCCCACTCCAGGCCCACCGCCTTGCGGTAGCCGTCGAGGCCCTCCTCCTCGATGAGACCTCTGGTCTGCTGATCGCCGACCATCCAGGCCACATCGCACAGATACTGCTCGTCCTGCTCCTCCTGCTCTTCCTCGCCCTTGGTCATCTCGCTGGACTCGTAGCCGTCGGAGATCTCCTGCTCCCGCAGGATCTCCGACCAGTCCCAGAACATGAGGGCGCCCACCGCCATGGCCAGGGCCCTGTGTGGGGTCCGGTATTGGCCGAAGCGCCAGGTCTCGCAGGAGGGGTGGATGATGAGCCGCTTCCGGGCGAATAGAGCGTCGACGGTCGAGAAGTCCCACTCGTCGTTGCCGGCGTAGGGCGCCTCGATCGGGGAGCAGATCCTCTCGCGGGACTCGAAGAAGGGAAATCTTTTCCGTATCTGCCTGTCAGACATGGAATCTTCTTCCGGGTAGTGGACGATCCCCCACTGCATCTTCTGGATCTCAGTCAGAAACTGGCCGTTTTTGAAGTCCAGATAGATCCGGTCCAGCTTGTAGATGTCCTTCAGAGCGGATGTGGCCTCGAAGAGGTCTGGGTGCAGGGACAGCGAGGGGTTGTCCCCCAGCGTGACCCCCTCGTCCAGCAGGAAGAAGTCCCGCTCCTTGGGGTCGAAGGTGTCGTCGTAGCACTCTCCCACCACAGCGCAGTAGCCTGGCTGCAGGCCCTTTTTCGGGGTGATCGCCGCCCAGATCCGGGTGTAGAGGGAGTACGAGCCTCCCCGGACCATGGGGTCTACCTGTTCCCCCGGCTTGGGCAGGAACAATTTTCCGTTGGGCAGGACTCCAAACCGGGTATCGGGGTAGCGCTTGAGGGCTCTGGGGTTGCGGTCGATGACCTCCCAGAGCTCCGGGTCGTTACGCTTCCGCACCTGGGCGTAGGATATCCACTTCCCATCGGGCAGCTGGATGGCGTTCAATAGTCCGCCTCGATCTCAATGTTTCGGAGCATCTCGGCCTTGTCCTCTTCGCGCATGTCTGCCTCGAGCGCGGCCCGGCCCTTCTGGGTGATGTGATACTCCCGCACCGCGAACATCTGCTCTCCCTCAGTGACACAACGGATCATCCCCTTGGCAGTCAAGGCGTTGACTGTGGCGGAGGAGGTGCCTTTGTGCCGGCGCTTGGCCAGGAGATCTACGACGAAACCGCCGTCGTCGGCCTCGTAGAGCAGCTTAATCTGCTTCCGGCTCAGTTTGCCGGTTGCGCTGGGCTTGTAGATGTTTCGTCGTCCCATGTGCCCTCCAGAATCAACACGGTGCCGCTCTTGAACAGCTTGACCGGCACTACGTTCGTGAAATGCGGATCCTTGGCTACGTCCTTGAGGAACGCCTCGAGTTCTGGCGCCGTGAACTTGTCGATGCTCTGTACGCGGTACGTCCTCCGTAAGTCACTCAATGGTTCACCTCTACGGCTTGGTGGGTGTTGCCGGCGGCGACGTTGAGCTTGGCGTCTCTCAGCGTCTGGCCCCGGTCGAGGAAGATGATGGCCGGCTCGTCGTTGACGAAGGTGATGGCCAGGCGCGGATCGCCGGCGTCGTCGACCAGAATGAACTCCTGGGTCTCGACCGGCCCCCGAGGCACACTGCCCACAGGGAGGTCTCTGTCCTGAGCCAGGACCATACCGGCGAATACCGCGAGGCACACCACGGCTGCGGATACACAGATTCTGTAGAGCATCATACCCTCTTCGACATGCGTCCCACGTCGGAATGATCATCGTCGTCGTAGTGGCGATACTCGCCACTGGTCTTGTAGGTCATGGCCATGATGGCGATGCCCAGCGCGAAGACGTAGTCATCATGGGTGCCCGGCTTTGCCTCGGCGACCCGCGGACCTGGGACAGAGTGAAAGGACAACAACTCGAGGATCACATCGTCAGATGGACAGGAGATGTCCTCGTCGCGAATTGCCGCAGCGAGGGTTTCGACCAGCATGGGCCGGGTGACGTAGGAGGTACACCAGCCGATCCGGTCTCCCGGCATACGGATCTCGCGATCGATCGGCAGGCGGTGGTAGAAGTTGTGGTAGAGGTGCCGGGCCTGGTTCTGGACGGCGTCCCCGATCCCGTTCACCTCGATGGCCAGCAGGGCGTTGTTGTAGAGTCTCCCGACAGAGGCCAGCTGCGAGGAGTAGACGTCGGCGTCCATCCAGCCGTGGATGGTGGCTACGACGCGCACGGGGTAGACGCTGGCGTCGATTACGACCGCTGCTGAGTAGTCCCCGTCTGGGGAGGAGCCGGCGCAATCGGCGCCGATCACGTAGTTGTGGGTTGGGTCTGGCATCTCCCAGAGGTTGACCATGTCCCCCGGCTGCATCTGTGTGACCACTTCGACCTGAGACATGGCCAGCGGGAACATGCCCACAGCCATGGGATCTGAGGTATGCTGCCGCCAGTTGCTCAAGATTTGGACGTTGAACCTGGGGGTGCCGGCGGAGATGAACGCTTCTTCAGGAGTAGACGGGTATTCCTGATGAAACAACAGGACGTCGCCGCCGCAGTTGTTGGCGATCGCCCATCTCCGCCATGCCATCTGGTCCATGTTGCACTTGAACTGCTCGACCAGATCCTGCTCTTCCCCCTCGTACATGTTGTAGCGCGAGTCCTTGCCGAACCCTTCCATGCTGATCCGCTTGGGGTCGAGGGAGTATTCTGGCATCGAGAACCACGAATAGAAGCAGGGCTCCCAGGCAGATTCCCCTCGTTCCGCGGCGTCCCACTGCTCATTGAACCAGTCGCCGGCGCCCGCCGCCGTCGACTCCATGACCCCGAAAGTATTCTTCCGGCCCGGCAGCGCCTGGGCCAGAGAGAGGAAGGTGGTCGCTGGGTCGTCCCATTTGGCGACCTCAGACAGGTGGGCGCACTGCACGGTGAGAGAGGTGCCGGCGTATTTGCGCTTGGCGGTGTCGACTACGACCTGTGAGTTGGAGGGCATCTGGAACTTCAGGCCCTTGGAGTGCATGTGCCTGGTGGGCTTGTGGCCAATGTGGTGGTCGTAGAAGGTGGTGAACATCTCGTAAAGCCGGGTTGAGCTTTTCGGTGAATCAGCCAAAATCAGGGCGTCTTGGTTGTCGACATGGTTGATCCAGTCGTAGACCACAGACTCTGTCCATGTGCTGCAGCCGATCTGCCGGGCCTTCAGGATGATCAGCCTGACCGGGATCTGGGCCCGCATCCCGTCATGGAAGCGGCGGTTCAGATCCTTCTGGACGGAGTTGTAGCGCAGCGGGACCACGACCCCGTTCTTGTCCTTGATCTTCAGCGTCTTCTCGCACCACGCCTGGGAGTGATGCGGCGACAGGTGCCTACCGGCGGCGCTGAGGTTGGGGAGGGCGAGTGTCAATTCTGCACAGCCTTCTTTTCCCCTCTGTCCTTCAATTTCGCCTCCCGCTTGAACCGTTCACTCGACAGCTCGATGTCCATCGCCTTCAGCCTCATCCTCGCATTTTTCACTGTCTGCTCGTTGATTTCGATCCCGATCGCATGGAAGCCCATCTCGTGGGCGGTACACACGCTGCTTGCCGTTCCGCAGTATGGATCGAGAAACGTCTTCCCTTCGCTGGGCAGAGAGGCGCCGAGGCATTCTTGGATAACCTCCGTGGGTACGGGTAGGTAGGTGGCGTCTGATTCGATCAGTCCGCCGGCGAGCCAGTTGGGCATCCAGTAGTCAGACTTCCAGTAGTGCTCCTGGCCCCGCTTCTTGAACAGCCAGATATCGTGCATCACCTCGAGTGGACCCCTGGCGATGTAGGCCTTGTCGACGTCGGATTCGGTCATACACCAGCTGCAGTGGGTGATCAGATCCCAGCCGGCGAAGGCGAACGCCTCCGGGTGCATCACCCAGAGCAGGGCGTCGTCCTTGGCCACCTTGTAGAGCTTCTGGGTGACAGCATACAGGTCGTCGGTGTCTATCTCATACGGCGGCGAGGTCCAGCAAACGTCGAAGACCGGCAGCTTCACATGCGAGGCGCCCCCCCAGATTATCTCACTCATCCGAAGTTCGACTCCTCGACGTCTTCGTCAGACACATTGCCACCGTCGCCCAGGTGTTGCACGGGGGCAAGCTGGATGCCCTCCTCCTTGAGCTTGTCGTTGATCCAACGCAAGGTGGACCCCGGAGGGATCCCAGAGGGGTAGTTTTCCTTGTTCTCCTCGAGAAGCTCCCGTGCGATCAGCCGGGCCCGCATCTTGTCGGAGGAGTTGTTCACGGCATATTCCACAAACTGCAGCACCGTGGGGCCTGTGAACGCGCCGATCGGCGCCTCTTCGCCTGGGCCGGGCGGGGCCGCGGTGATGACGCGCTGCTTCTTCTGCTCCGTCTCGTAGGAGGTGATGTCGGGCGGGTTCTTGATGTCGTCCAAGACGTCGAGCGCCGGGGGCGCCTGGTCTCGGCCTACCACAAAGCGTGTCTCGTAGGAGCCCAGGCGCCGTTCCAGCTCCGCTTCCCAGTACACATCTCGAGCTGCGGATCCTCTCTGCCACCCGGACCAGAAGATAAACGCCGCCGCGTCTGGGAGGTCGTCGGGGCACTGCTCGAGCACTTCAGGGGGTAGGAGGCTCTTCCCCAGAGGGATCGTGCCGTTGTGGTTCTGGGTTGGAGTCGGGGGGGCCTTCTTGGTGGTCATGGTCTTCCTCTATTCCGTCAGCGATGTTGCGGAGCATTTGGACCAAAAACCTGCTGTGTGGCAGGCGGTCGTCCAGTCCGTTGAGCAAATACCCGTAGATGTCAGTGTAGTGCAGCCCGTCCTCCTTCGAGGCCGGGGCATGTATCAGGATCCACGCGGGTTCGGTCTTTAGCGTAGCCGTAGCTTTGGCTACAGCGATGTCCCTGCTGGGGATGTCTTGTGATTTAGCCAAAGATCACCCAGGCTATAAGGCCCCAAAACGCCAGACAGAAGGCCCCTGCCAGAGTGAGGATCAGTGTGCCTCCCCAAAACCGCGTCCGCCGGCTCATTTGAGGGCTTCAGCCTCCTTTGAGCCCCAGGTAACCAGCTCGCCTGGGCGCAGATCGAGGTGGATGGAGGGGGTGATTTCCTTGCTGTAGTCGCCCTTGTAGACTCCTACACCGGTGAAGCCGATCTCGATGGCTCTCTCTGCCACCTGAATGTGGGCCATGAACCACCGCTCGTAGAGCTTGGCCTTGTTGCCGCGGACGCGGGTAACTCGAGGCGAATCGATCTTGACCACCGAGTCTGTGGCGAAGTCGTCGTTCTGGTCGTGGGGGACTCGCCGCAGGATGTGCTGAGACTTGGGTGCCCCGCCAACCTTGCGGTTGTAGGCCGGGCACCTGAACCCAGAGGTGTCGGTGATGCTGGCGTCCCACCAGTCCCGCAGGGCCTGCTTGAGCTCGATGTGGTGCCGAAACCGTTCGGTGGCCGGGCGGGCGGACCCGCAACAGGGACACACCAGTCTGGTGCCGTCACCGAGCCAGTCGAAGTTATGGGATTGGGGTATGATCAGCGCCACGATCTCTTCCTCCTGCGATGAGTGATCCCCCCCCATATAACCAAAGCCCACACCGCGCAACAACCGATGAGTACTGCGGCTTTGATCATAAGGGGGAATCCACGGGGGAGAGCATCGTCGGGGACTCGATGCCCCTAAAGTGCTCTCTCAGTAGGTGATCCGTCAAGGTCATTTGTCCAACCTCCTTACCAGTTTCACGTTCAACCATGATGTGGCCACCGCCAGGGCGCCACCCATGGAATAGGCAGCAGCCCGCAGCCACCACGGGTCATCGATCAGCTGCTCGAGCTGCAGCACGGCCTCCAGCTTGAGCAATCCGATCACCTGGGCCAGCGTCATCGACGCGACCATGGCTCGCTTCATCTGCCGTCGCGTATGCTGCTGGTGTCGCGACCGGTCGCCTCGATCACCCAGACCACTACCGCCAGGACACACATCAGCGCCACGGCCACTGCGACCAGAGGGAGCAGGAAGGCAATGCCGAGTACCTCTCTCATTTCGCCATCTCCGGTTTTCTCTGGGAGAAGCCCCAGATGTATTTCTTCCCCTGTGTCAGTTCGTAGGGCCACTTCTCCGCGTCCGCAAACGCCTCGAGCGGGTCTTTACGGGAGCTGCAGGCGGTGATTCTGGTGACCCAGGTAGAGCGATCGGATTTCGGATCGCCGATCTTGGCCCCCCACTGGAAGTCCAGATGCCATAGCCCGTTCTCCTCGTACTGAAAGGCGACAATGAAGTCTGGGCCGTCTCTCACTTCAATCAAAACTGATGGGCATCGAACAATGCTCTGACTTGCTTGTTCACAGGTCGTCGTCCTCAGTCTCTTCGAGATAGGCGCCGTAGAAGGTTACGATCACGTAAAGAGCTGCCAGCCCACCAGCGACGCAGGCTAAGGCCATCATTGGTGATCTTCCAGTGCTTCAGGTCGAATCATAGACCAGTGTCCACCGCGAGGAGTGTAGACAGCCTTGGCCAGGCCAGCGGCCCACCCTGTTTCCCAGTACGTGGGCCTCTCTTCCTCAAACGTGACGTAGTAACAGTGCCACAGCCACGGACTCCAGTTGTGATTGCGCTTCCAGAAGTAAAAGCCTTCCTTCTGCGGCAGTTCACGTGTCCACCAACGAGGATGTTTCATAACGCCTCCTTGCATACGAGATACAGCACTACGAGCATGAAGGCCCACACGCCGATCACGAGGTAACACCAACTCCGCTTGCTCTGGCATATGCCACACCGTGTCATCACTCTCCTTCCAGTCGTTCGATAGCAGTGAGGGGATCGGGATCGACCTTGCTGATCGTGCCGTCCGAGTTGGCCTGTAGGACTGCGCCGGGGAGGCGTCCTGCGGCCCCCAGTTCGTGGGTGCGACTAAGAGGTTGCTGCTTGAAAGGGATGAGCACCTGGGGACACTTACGGGCTGCCGCCTTCCAGCAGCCGAGTGCCTTGCGGAGATCCTCGATACCGACGACGTAGCCGTCAACGAGAGTGGTCTCGTCGTCCAGGTTGTCGCCGGTCTCGACGGTGGACTCGTCGAGCGACTGCAGCAGCTGCACGGCAGCCTCACATAAGGTCATGGTCGCCTCACCTCTCCATGTAGAATCCGTCACAGAAATCACAGAAATCACTGCCATCGCGGTCGTAGAGAAGCATAACCGACATAAAGTATTGGGAGCGGTAACCCCAGTGTGGGGAAGGAGTTACGTCTTCAGGGGGACGGTGAGTGTCAAACTCACTGTACCCCCCCTTTTTTGCTATTCGGATTTTTTTGCTGCAAAAGCCCTTCTCTTCTCTTAACTACCCTTTACTACTCTATGAGACATTTTCCTACAGACCGTTACGACCGCGTAACAAACTGTATACGATCTGTAGGCATTCTGCTACGGGCTCTGTGTGAGAAAGCAGGGGAGCTGGCCCTTTGCGCCATCAGCGCGGTGCCAACCCAGAGCACTGCCAGGCGATCAACCCTCACAGCAACAGCTCTCGGCTCCCTGCCACCAGATGCCCAGGTGACCCTACCTGCAGAACCTGCAAAAGCCTTCATACCCAGATCCTCCAGATCCAGAACCAGGCCAGGTGCTCGTGTCTATGATCGAGGCGTGTCCATTATCACCATCGGGGTCTGCGGGCCGATCCAGCCGCCCAGGACGTTGAAATCGATCCATTCTACGCTCTCCTCTCGATCCATGCCGCCTGCAATGAAGACGTCCACGAGTTTCTCGTAGGAGTAGATCGCCACTGGCGGACAGGAACACCTGGCGCCCACGCCCACGAGCGCATCATCGCAGTTGTCGTAGAAGAGCAGCGTCTCTTCGTCGTCGATGATAGCAATAGCTTCTTCTTGAGTCATGGCCGTTTCAAAGCGGGTTTCAAATGGGAAATATTATTCACGCGGACCTATCAATTTGGGCCCCATCGCCGACCTCCGCATTCATTCTGGAGGTTCACCCCCCCCTTCCTCTCCTCCAGCCACAGGGAGGCCGAGAGCCGGCTGCTGTCCCTCCTCACACGAGGTGCAGCCCTCTCCACTGCAGCTCCCACACCTCTGCTGTCCCTCTGAGGGCACGGGTTCGATAGTATCGATAACCCCCGTTATCGTTAGTATCTCTCCTCTGAGCAGCCCGATCAGGTCGTCGATGCTCGCGACCCCGTGCTTCTCCTTCATTTCGACCAGCCACAGGGCCGCAAGCTCTGCCTGATCAGCCCTGTCATCTACCTCCTGCAGCCCCTGCTGCTGCCCATCGCCTACCCCAAACATGCCCCGGTTGCGCCCGAGTAGCTCGATGGCCCTGTTGGAGGGAGCATAGTCGCCTTGGGCCCTGCTCTCTATCGCATTGGCCTGGAGGAACTTAGCGAGGGCCTCGTCGCCCCAGACCTCCTCGTCCTGCTGCAGGATGCGCTTCTCAATCGCAGCCCTGAGAGCCCGCAGACGCTCCTGCACTGTCTGGGTCATGTGATACCGGGCAGCGTTGCCGGAGTCAGGGGTGAATCCGACCTCCTCGTAGGCTTCCTCGGGTGAGAGCCCGGTGAGGATGTAGTAGCAGTAGACCTCCTTCTTGAGGTCAGTGGTGGTCAGGTGGGTCCTTTCGGGGTCACGCTTGGGCACGTCTGTCTCCTCCGTCCCCCCCGACCGCCACCCCGGCGGAGAGCCTCTGTCTGTAGTGTGTCTCTCTGCACTGCAGCTGGTACAGGAGTGAGAGCGGGTCCACGTTCATAAGGTGCCTCGCCTGGGTCTGCCTCTGTGACCCCACGCATCGGGTCTCGAGTCGAGTTCCGTCTTCAGTGCCTTGAGCCGCCTCAGCAGCCACCGCTTCAGCGGCGACCGCACCTTCCTGCCTGAGCCTCTGCCTCCCTGCCACAACACCTCACCTCGCCGGTGCCGGGTATGGCACCGGCTGCACTGCCAACATGCCCTGCCGGCGTGTTCGCCGGCGCGGTGGGGCGTGGACCGTTGGCAGCGCGGGCAGCGGAGCTCCCGCGTCAGGTCAGACACCGGCTTGGGACCACGGGGCATGATGGTGCTCACTTGGACAGGTGGGAAAAATGTGCCGGGGGGTCAGCTGCCTTTTGGACCCATTTTCGGGCTCCCAGGCAACTTTTTTTGCCCCTCTGTGAAAAAAGTTGTAAGTCGCTCTCCTGCGGTAATATACCACAGCCGCTACACCTCTGTCCACCCTTCATTTGCCCATTTGCCTGCAGGCAAGGCCTTGACAGGTGTAGCGAAGGGACTACCTTGGGCACTGCAACACACACACCACACACCAGACAGGATGGCAACGAAGATGACACGGCGGATCGCGGAACCCCGGACAGCATTCAAGCTGCTGACCCTGCACAAGGACGGCAGCGTCGGCAGTCTCTTCATCCACCGCCGGAACCGGCTGACCGTGGGCGGCGAGATGCTGCCCGCCGAGAACCACCCGACCAAGGGCTACGCCGAGCGCATGGGATGGCACTGCTGCCGCACCCCGGAAGCCCCCCACCTGAGCCCCAAGGGCAGGGTGTGGGCGGAGGTCGTGGTCGCGGACTACGTCGAGGTCGAGCGTCCCGAGTGTCAGGGCGGCACATGGCTCCTCGCCAATCAGATGCGGGTGGTCAGGCTGCTCGACGAGCCTGTAGTCGAAGCCGATGAGAGCCCGACCGACCTCTTCGCCGGTCGCATCTCCTTCAAGGTGAGTGCCTGACATGACTACCTCGCAGATGAACCTCTTCGACTCCTTCGAGCACCGCCTGAACGTGGGCGCTGATGCTGACAAGGCGGAGTGGGGCAAGCTCATGGGCGGTGCCAAGGTGAAGCGGACCATCCCCACCATGGACCTGACCCGGTTCCACCTCATCCTCATCTCGACCTCCGCCGGCAAGGACAGTCAGGCGATGCTGTCTGCCGTCCACCGGATGGCCGTCGAGCAGGGCGTGACCGACCGGCTGATCGCGGTCCACGCTGATCTGGGCAGGGCCGAATGGACAGGGACCGATGACCTGGCGCAGCAGCAGTGCGACATGCTCAACATCCCCCTGACGACCGTCAGGTCGATCAAC